CCTTAATAATAAATATTTTTTCATTTAATATTTCTGACAGAATATTTGCCCATATCTCTGAATCCATCAAACGCAATTTAATATATTTAATTCCATTTATTTCTTGTATAGTATATTTTTTTATAAAATCAAATAGAATAGGGTTTTCAATATTATATTTATCAAAATAATGTTCTATATTAGATAAATGAGGAAATAAATTATTAAATCTACTAATAACTCTTTTTATATCATATTTTTTTACATTATTTTCTGTATTGTTAAAATGAAAAGAAGAAAGTTTTTCAAAAAATTCTGACATTTTTCGTTCTATCGGTGACCTATAAACGTCAATCACCAAAACGTTTTTATTTATCTTTGAAATATATTTAATTAATTCATTAATTGTAACATTTTTTATTCCTGATAAAACATTCAACATTACTTCATCGTGAATATGAATTATATTGTATTTTTTATCTAAACAAATTCTAAGTGAAGAAACTAACGTTGTAGAGCCTACTTTTGGTGGAGTATATATAAAAATATAATTATTATTACTATTACTATTTTTAAATAAATTGTCATAAGCTTTTTTTACTAATATATCCTTATCTGTTATTTCATTATTCATTATTTATAATAAATAAATTATTATAAAAAATTAAATGTATTAAATGTGTTAAATGTGTTAAATGTGTTTTTACAAAGTTGTTTCTACTGATTGTTTCGGTGGTCTTCCACGTCTAACAATTGGTTTTGAATTGTTTTGTGTTTTTCCTATAACAGTCCATTCTTTTTTCTCATTACTTTCACTTTCCTTAGGTCCTTCTCCTCTAAGTCTAGGAATGTATTGTTTTGGAGTAATACTTGAATCACTTACATCTTCAATATTTGTAGTATTAATTTTATAACTATTTTTAGCCATTTTAAATTCATTTCTTGTTTCACACATCAGCTTTCCACCTTTAATTCCACTTACATTTACTGCTTGATATTCATGAACTCCTCCTTTACTTTTTTCAATCACTAATTCAACATATTCACCTTGAACTAAATATTTATATTGTTGATTTATCACAGAAATTGATGTATGATGAACAAACATATCTAATCCTAAATGTTCACTATCAGTAACTGTAATAAATCCATAACCTGCTTTGTTGTTAAACCACTTTACACGTCCGGTAATACGTGAGGTTGTGGCAGAAGATGTAACAATTTCATCATTATCAGACATTGTATTATAATATTTTATATAATATTATCTTTATACTATTTTACATGAATAATATTTTATTTAATACTATTTTGTGTAATGTAATAAATATGTGAAAGAACAAATCTTTCAATATCTTCTTTTTTATTTACATCTACATTATAATTATCTATTTTTTCAAAGTCATAAAATTCTATATCATTATGTGATACATATTCAAAAAAAGGAATCAAATTAATTGTTTGAATATTATCATTTGTAATATTTAATTTTGTTAAATCAAGGTTATTATCCTTTGCCAACATAACGGTGTAGTTATATATAATCATTCCAATATATTTAAATTTACTATTTTTTTCAACAGACATTCCTTTAACAAGTTTAAATACGTGAATTAACGTCTCAATAAATTCATTCATTTTATCATACACCATTTAATAAATATAAATTATTATATTTATATTTATTTAACTTATTGTTTCTTTTTGTTATTTTCTTTTGCTGTTTCTTTTCGTTTTACTTTTTTTACCTTTACCTTTTCTCTTTTTACTTTTACTTTTGATACTTTTACCTTTTCTACTTTTTTTATTTCCTCTTCCTCCTATTCTTCTTATAAATTTTCCATATTTATCAAGTTTAAGTCCGTTTATAGGACCACAATTTGTGCTATATTGGTATGGTTGTTCTTCATTTCCAGGTAAATAATATACATCTAAGACAACACATTCTTGACCATTATATAGAACTTGATCATCTTCTTTAAATTTTGCTACTTCTACTTTTTCATCAAAACCTGACATTATATATTATTGTAATATAATATTATGATAAATTATTATGGTATAAATAAAATTACTCTAAATATTACCTTCATTATTCTCCTATAAGAACTGATTCTAATATTTTAATGTATTCAGAGTAACTAGGTTTTTCTTCAAATGCTAATAAACGCACCAATTTAATACATTTTATCAGTATTAATGGAATATTTTGATTCGGTTTTTCAATCATCTTTATTTTCATTTGTTTTATAAAGTGATTTTTATCTAACGTATTATTTGTCTCTATATTTACGTTCTGCCATTCTAAAGTACCAGAGCAAAAGTAAATCAGCATATAAAATAATGACTCCATATCATCTCTTCTAGAAAGTTCAATGTAATCATGTGCATTTATACTTGCATATGTTTGTGTTCCTATTAAATTATTTGTTTTTTTAATAGAAATATGTTTGTTTGTTTCATGATTAATAAAACTCCTGCAAAAACCAAAATCAATAATATAAATTTCTTTACTATTATTTAATGCAAATAAAAAATTATCGGGTTTTACATCTCTATGTAATAAACCTTTTTCGTGAATCGTTTCTAATAAAGATATTAATTTAATTCCTATTTGTATAGTTGTTTTAAGAGAGAAAATGGTATGTTTATTTTTAATTTCCTGAAGTGATTTTCCTAATAAATTAATTACCATATAATAATTTTCTTCATCTCTACCATACCATTTAATAGAAGGAACACCATAAGTATTTGATAAATATTGATAAATAATAGATTCGTTTTTTAAAAGTTTCATATCATTATCAATAGATTCGACTTTAATAGCTACTTCTTCATTTGTTCGAATATTTTTCCCTTTATAAATGGAACCAAAACAACCTTCTCCAATTTTTTCTATTATTTTATATTTATTATTAATTAAATTCATTACTTTTACTCTAAATTATAATACATAAAGATAATATCTTTATACTTTTATACACAAAATCATAATATTTTTATAATATTATGATACTATGATACTATGATACTATGATAAATAATTAATTACATCATATTGTATAATTATCAATAGAATAGTCTATTTTATTTAATAAGTCAAGTACTTTATTATGATCATGTTCTAAATTTGAACCGATTGTAGTTTCATTTCCTTCTTGAATTATTAACCATGGAAAATAGCAATAAGAATGATTATGTGTTTGTAATCTTGTAGTCATCCAATCTGCACCATATAAACAACCTGAATACATATCAAGTAATTTAATACAACCCCTTTTTGATACTATGTATCCTGCAGTAAGATATTGTTCATATATTATTTCCCATTTATTTAATGTATTCATTGGTTCAGAACCATTTAAAAATAAAGCATCCCATTCATTATCATTTATATCTGACCAAAATTGTTCCAATTTTTCAAACATTGCATTATCAAAACACGCATCGTCTTCAAGAATAAGAGCATACTCTATATCATTATTAACAATATGTTCCCAAATTTCTAAATGCGATTGAGCACATCCTCTTTGTCCATTATTTAAATAATGTACAAAATTCCTATTAAGTCTTTCACTTGTAGCAGCATTCCAAAATGTTACATCTAAATTTATTTTACTAAATCTATCTTTCATTTTATTAAATCTAACTAAATTATCTACCAATGATATACAAAAAGTATTCTTAGAATTAAGTTCAAAGTGTCCCATTTAAATATATATATTTAACTTAATTAATCTTTTTAAATTGTTTTAATTTTTATATTTGTTTTATTTACATTATTTAATTTATTTAGAATTAGGTTTTTCAAAATTACCAATAATATTACATACATACGTATAAATTAATTCTAGAAAATTTGTTTTATTTGAAGATTTGTTAGATTCATCATTTGTTTCTTTAACTTCTTCTTTTATTTCATCTAGATGAAAATCATTTTTTTCTTCAATAACATTTAATTTGCTTATTTCGTTTTCTTCTTCATCATCATATTCTTCACTTTTTTCTTCTTCGATTACGTTTAATTTTTCAATATGAAAAATTAATGAATTATAATATTTTTTTTCATCATCACTATTCCATCCTACTTCAGGACTTTCATCATCTATACTTTCATCATCTATAATTTCATCATTATAAATATCAATATTATTTTTTTTAATTTCATCTTGAATATACGATTCAAAGTCAAGTAATTTTGATTCACTAAAGTTGTCATTATTATTTAGATTTTCACTCATTATAATTTACAATAATATAAAAAAAATAAAATTTTTACATTATTAAATAAATGATTCATTAACTTATTATATTATACGTAAAGAGATTGATTAGTTACAACATACTTCAATGTCATATTAGGAATTTCTTTCAGTTTGTTTAAAAAAGATATATTTCCTGTCATCTCTGCTATTTTTTCCATCTCACTACAAACATTATTTATTTTTAATAAAGCCTTCACAAATTCTCCTAAAAACACTTCTTTTTCATTTGCTAATTTTTGTAATATAAATTTACATTCTTCCACTTTTTCACACTCACACCATTCTATAACATAATTCATTAAATCAAAATGTATATTATAATCCAAACCACTTTGAATATTATATTGAACTTCTTTTTCTTGATATTCTCTATATAAATCATGTATTTTCAAAATAGTATTTTTACACTCTATGTTATTACATTTTGGTTGGTTATCTTTCAAATCATCTGAAACTGATATATTTGTAAAACAACTTAATATTGAAACAATTTGTTTTGATGATAAGTGATTTAATTCATTTTCTTGAAATAATTTTGCAAATATTAAACAATGTATTTCTCTCAATTGTGAAGCTATTGAACCTTTTAGTGTTAATTTAAAAACATGTTCTTCCTTTTGTTCTTCCATTTCACAATTCACTTTTTCAATATAATTTTCACTTAAAAGAAATTCTAATACTGATTGAACACCACTATTTATATAATTATTTAGTAAATCATGATGTTTCCGTAAATTAGCAACTTCTTCTTCCAAATCATTTATTTTTTGAATATATGTTTTATCTGATTCAATAAATTTATATTCATATTTGATTTCATCTATTCTTCTCTCTACTTCTCTACGTTTTTTATTTACTAATGTATTTCTAATATTTTGTAAATCAATATATTCTTCTATTACATTTGATGGCGTCCTCAAATAAGGTAAACATGTATTCATATTTAACAATTCTACATTTACTACTTTAATGTTTGTATATACTTCATTGATTTGTACATCTAAGTCCCCTGTAACCATACTTTTTTTCGCAAAATCAATCAATTTTGAATCTCCAATATCAATTAAATTCAAAAGTAAATTATATGAGATTTTAAATTTAGATGTAAGTGTTTGAGGTCTTCCTGACAACATTACTTTATATTCTGTCATACTTACATTTCTAAATAAATTATTCAAATGAATTACATTTCCAACAGCATCTAATCCTAATCTTCCAGCTCTTCCACTCGCTTGAACAAATTCATGACCTTCTAACATACGAAATGTTTTCCCATCATGTTTCTTTACATCTGTAAATATTGTTGTTTTTACTGGAAGATTTAATCCTATTGCTACCGATTCAGTACAAAATAGTAACTTAATATAACCTTTTGCAAATAAAATCTCTACGATTTCTCTAAGAACTGGCATCATTCCTGAATGATGAGTAGATATCCCTTTTTCTAAAAGTGAAACTAATGATAAATATTCAGGTAAATGTAAATATTCTTCATAATTTGGCAATTTTCGTATGATTTGTTCACATTCACGGCGTACGATATAAGGAATTTTTGAATCAAATTCAAGTAAATTCGTTGTTATTTCTTTCGCACATATTTCCAATTGTTTTCGCGAAAAAACATAACATAATGCAGGCAACATTTCATTTTCACAAAGATATTTACTTACTTGATTTAGTACATGTCCTCTTTTTATACGAATATCATTATTTTCAAATAGTTTTAACATTTTACTCATTTTATTATAATGTATTTCATCAAATTGACCTTTTGCACTTTGTATGACAAAAGGTTTATTAATAACAGAATTTATTTCAGCATGAATCGCTTTATCTTTAATAGCTTTAAAAATGCCTTGATTGGTAGTAATAAATGAATAATGTGTTAAAGGAACAGCTCTTACTAATTTCTTTGTTAAAAATACTTCTTTGGAAGCATTATCTTTTTCTCCCTTGTTTTCAAGCCAATTTGCAAACTTTTCAGGATCATCTAAGGTAGCAGAAAGTCCAATCATTTGAATATGTTTAGGTAAAAGCATAATACTATTTTCCCATACATGACCACGTGACTCATCATTAATCATATGAATCTCATCAAAAACTACACATGCCAATTCATTTTCAATATCCATATCAAAACTTACAGAAGAAGTAATTGGTTTAGAAGTGCTTTTAATTTGATATAATTTATTTAACAAAATTTCCGTTGTCATAATTAATACATCTGCATCTGGGTTCGTTTTAATATCACCTGTAATTAACCCAATGCTTATATGGGGGTATTTTTGAGAAAAATCATAAAATTTCTGGTTTGATAAAGCTTTAATAGGAGAACAATAAATCGTTTTTTTTCCTTTTGAATGAAAAAAATCAATAGCAAATTCAGCAGGAAGTGATTTTCCAGACCCAGTAGGTGCAGTTACTAGTATATGTTTGCCTTTTACAATTCCTTCAATGGCCCATTTTTGAAACGTATGAAGAGGATAATTAAATCTTTCAAAATATTCTTTAAACTTTGAAAAATTTTCATCAGGATAATTGGTTAATGAACATACTTTTACCATTCTGTTTCTACAAATATTATAATTATATAGTGTGTTATCTTTATATTATTTATATAATTTATCTACCTAAATATTTTGAAAAACTACTACTTACTGCAGTAGACACCGCATTTGTTGCTATGGTTGTTTTACAATTTCCAATTAAATCACTTCCACTTTTAACAATACCAATCCAACTAGAAATATTATTTTTAATAGCCATATCTTTAATAAGATTTCCAATTAAAATACGAACATTATCTTTTTGCAATGCTTTTGATTCTATTAAATGTTTCAAAATACATAAAATACTAGGTTTATATGAAATAATATTCGCTTTTTGTGATGAGATTGATTCCATGATTTCTTTTTTATTTTCAGGAATATTTAAATATCTTAAAAATATTCTTAGTAATGAAATAATTCTGTCGTTCTGTATATAAATTACATCTTGAGCATCTAATTTTGTATTCTCTTCTTCTTTTTTAATGATCATTTGTTTCACATTTTTTAACAAAACGTTATATTGTGTATCCGTATCTACTTTATCATTTAAAAAGTTGTTATCATTGATCGTATCGTATAATATTTGAAACATACAAGTTGAAAATTGTGGATTATAATCAAATAAAATCCATTGACCTAAATCGTTAGTAAATTTTCTGTATGGTTCGTTGGTTGAAAAATTCAGTGTATTATTCTTAATCTCTTCATGAATATTATTTACAAAATCAAGATTATTATCTATGATACTAATAAAACTTGCCTTACCAGTTTCTGGAATAAAACTAAATAATGTGAAGGCAATAATTTCACCATTTGTAATTTCACCTTCGTCTGCAATAGATGGTGTTATTGGTCTTGAGGAAGTAGTAGTAATACTAGTAGATGCTACAGGTTTTGTACTGGAAAAAACACCTCCATACAATCTCTTGTTTCGTTTGGTTATTTTTTTAGACCCTCTTTTATTAATTTTTTTATTTGTTTTATTTGTTTTTTTTGTCATTTATTAAATATATAATAAGTAAATAAAATTAAATATTATTTTTTTAATTTTTTTTTAATTTTTTTTTTATAAAAAAACACTAGTTTTTTTACACCATACAAACTAAAAAAATTGAAAAGTTTTTTTACAAGTCATATGTTTCATAAACAACTTACTTAATATTTAAAATATGTCCAACACCACTTCAAATAAATGTGTAATCTGTGAAGAAAAGTCTAACAAGAATACTCATGCGCCAATCAGTTGCAACTTCTGCAATTTTGAAGCGTGTCGTACTTGCTGTGAAACTTATCTGCTAAGTCAAACCGACGCAAAGTGTATGAACACCGCATGTGCTAAACCATGGGACCGGAAATTTATGGTGTCCGCTTTTCCTAAGTCATTTATAACTAATCAATGGAAAAAACATCGTGAACAAGTCTTCTTGGATAAAGAACTTGCGCTTCTACCTGCCACTCAACCGATTGTAGAATATCGTAATCGTAAAATAAAAATCAGTAAAAAAATCGAAGAAATCGATAATCAGATCCGTGATTTACTTGTAAAAAAACGGGAACTCCAGTATGCAATGGCAACTCCATATAAGGATAAGACAAGGGTATCTCATTTTGTAAGAGCATGCGCAGACCCTGAATGTCGCGGCTACTTATCAAGTCAATGGATGTGTGGTCTTTGTGAAAAACACGCATGTAAAGGCTGTCATGTATTACTTGATATAAATGAACCTCAACCTCATGTGTGTAATCCAGATGAACTTGCCACCGCAAAACTCCTAGACAAAGACACTAAGCCTTGTCCATCATGTCATGCAGGTATTTTCAAAATTTATGGTTGTGATCAAATGTGGTGTACTCAATGCAAGACGGCATTCTCATGGCGTACAGGTGCAATTGAAACGACGATTCATAACCCTCACTTTTATGAATGGCAACGTCGCACAGGTGGTGAAGCACGACGTAATCCAGGAGACGTAGTATGTGGTCAAGAAATTACTCATCAAATAATGGAGAATCTATCCAGACGTCTAAGAATAAGTTCAACCACAAATACAAGAGGAGCACCTGTTTATAGAACACCCTTATCAAAAACTCTCTATGATCGCGCATATGTAATTGTTCGCAGTATGCTTCATTTACGTCTAACTCAACTCCCAGACTATCTTGTAGGTGATAATGAGAATAATCTTGAACTACGTGTCTCATACATGCGTCAAGAAATTGACAAGGATACATTTATGCAACGCATTCAACGAAGTAATAAGCAATTTGAAAAAAAGAGAGAAATATACAATATTGTTTCACTCTTTATCCAAACTATGACAGATATTATGTTCCGATTCCAGGACGAAGTCAATAAATCTAATCTAGATACAGCAGAAAAAATCCTAGACGAGACTCAAGTAATTCAAGACTACACGAATGAATGTCTCAGAGACATTGGAGAAACCTATGGAAATAAATCCAAGAAAATACAATTTTATGCTTTAGATGATCATGAATATGCTGTCACCCATGTTTTAGTATCTACATAATTTTATAATTTGTAACTATATAACTTTTATATGTGTAACTTTTAACTATATTCATAATATTTATACAATATATATTTTCAAAGTAACTTAAAGAAAAATTTTGATTATTTTATTTTTTTCCAAGACTTTTCTGTAATTTTCATTTTTGGACATTTTTTTTGTCCATTTTTGAAAAAAGTAAAATACTCTTGGAAAAAAAAATAATAAAAAAATTGAAGAAAAATTGTTACCATAAAAAATCTTATGGTCTCAAACAAAAAATAAATATTCAAAAATTGTTACTGAAAATTTTTATTTATTTTATTATTTTTTCGGAAAAATATTTAGCAACTTTTTCTGTTGTTAATATATGACAACAAAAAACAACAACAAAAATGCAAAAAGTTGCTTGAATTATTTTTGTGAAAATTGTAACTATACAACGTTTAGAAAAAGTAGTATAAATAAACATTTTTCTACAGCTAAACATATTAATAAAGTGTACATGACAACAAATAACAACGAATTTGTTGTAAAAAGTTGCACTATAACTCATTCATGTAATATTTGTGATAAAAAATTTAATGATAGAGCTGGATTATGGAGACATAAAAAGAAATGTAATCAACCTAATAATACTACAACAGATTCAAATAATGAATTTGTTTTTGATAAAGAATTTGTCATGTCTATCTTGAAACAAAATGCTGAATTACAAAATCAAATGATGGAGCAACAAACACAAATGATGGAAGTGATTAAAAATGGTACACATAATACAACAAATAATAATTCACATAACAAAACATTTAATTTGCAGTTCTTTTTAAATGAAACATGTAAAGATGCTATGAATATTACTGATTTTGTAAATTCAATTCAACTGCAGCTAAGCGATTTAGAGAACATGGGAGATGTGGGCTTTATAAATGGAATGTCAAACATTATTATTAAAAATTTAAAAGGTTTAGAAGTTCATGAGCGACCATTACATTGCACAGATATCAAGAGAGAAGTATTATACGTAAAAGACGAAGATAAGTGGGACAAGGAGACAGATGGGAACCCCAAGATACGAAATGCAATTAAACACATTGCAAAAAAGAACACCAAACAAATATTTGATTTTAAAGATAAACACCCTGATTGTGTCAAGTCTCATTCAAAGTATTCAGATAAGTATAACAAATTAATTATAGAAGCAATGGGTGGTAAAGGAGATGATGATCAAGAAAAAGAAAATAAAATTATTAAAAAGGTCGCTAAGGAAGTGGTTGTTGATAAATAATATATTTTCAAAGTAACTTAAAGAAAATTTGAGAATTTTAATATTTTTATTTTTTTCCAAGACTTTTTAAGAATTTTCATTTTTGGACATTTTTTTTGTCCATTTTTGAAAAAAGTAAAATACTCTTGGAAAAAAAAATAATAAAAAAATTGAAAAAAACTTGTGACCATAAAAAATCTTATGGTCTCAAACAAAAAACTTAATTTTTATTTTTGTTACTGATTTTTTTTTAAATAAATTCATTTTCTTAAAAATAATTTAGGGATTTTTTCTATTAGGATTATATACTAATGAATCCTAACGACAAAAATCCCCAAAAATCCTCAAAATATTCATGTTGTGATTGTAACTATAATACATGTAATAAAAAAGATTTTGCAAAACATCTTCGCACGATAAAACATATCTCAGTAACAAATCCTAAAAATCCTAATGAAAAAATCCCCAAAAATCCCCTTACGATAAAATATGTTTGTGAATGTGGAAAAATATATTCTCATCAAAGTTCCCTGTGTACACATAAAAAGAAATGTAATATAAATAATATAAAAGAAATAAACACTACTATGGAAAGTAATGACACAAATGAAAATTTGTCAAAAGAATACTCGCAAGTATCATTAGATAAAAATGATTTCATAAAATATTTAATGAAAGAAAATAGTGAATTTAAAGAAATGTTATTAGAACAAAATAAAATGATTGTGAAAGTATGTGAGAAAAATTCAGTAGTTAACAATGTTAATTCAAACAATAAAACATTCAATTTAAACGTATTTTTAAACGAACAATGTAAAGATGCAATGAATATCATGGAATTTGTTGACTCACTTAAAATTCAACTTTCAGACCTAGAAAATGTAGGTAAACTTGGTTTTGTAGAAGGAATTACAAATATTATAGTTAAAAATTTAAAGGCATTAGATATATATAAACGTCCTGTTCATTGTAGTGATACAAAGAGAGAAGTTATGTATGTAAAACATGAAAATAAATGGGAAAAAGAAAATGATGAAAAGAAAAAGTTAAGGAAAGCGATAAAATACATCGCTCATAAAAATTCTAAAGTAATACCTGAATTTAAAGCAAAATATCCTGATTGTATTTATAGTGATTCTAAAAAATCGGATCAGTATAATAAATTAATTATAGAAGCAATGGGTGGCAAAGGAGATAATGACAATGAAAAAGAAGAAAAAATAATTAAAAAAATTGCAAAAGAAGTAGTTATTAACAAAACAATGGATTAGACAAGAGTAATACTACATCATTTGTAATCTAATTTTTTTTTTAAAGTTTTCTTCGTCATTAAATAAATATAATTTAAATTTTTTCATTTCAAAATTTTCAAGATTTTCACTTATTTTTATTTTAGATGTCATTTTTAATTCTGGAATAAAAACCATAAACTGATATATGTATTCATTATCTATAGCCTTATCAAAAATATAACCATCATATTCTTTTTCCATGATCAAAGAATTACTATTACATAAATCAAGCAATTGACAATCATTTTGTATTTTTCTTATATTCTTCATAGATTTATTAATATCATCTAATTTATTTATCCATTCATTAAAAAACACATCTGCATTTTTGGAAAGACATATTAAATTTTTTATTTGTTGAAATTTTATCATGTTCAACAAATCAACCATTCTTCGTATTGGACTCGTAATATGAATATATGCTTCTATATTAAGTAAATCGTGACGTATAATTGTTTCACTAATATTTATATTTTGTCCATTGATGTATTTTCCTGATGAACTATTCCAAATTTTAATAAATTTTGAAACTTCTTGAGGAATACTATTGACTAACAAAAGAGATTCAGATTCCTCTTTACCACTCTTATTCGTAACAACGGAACGAAAGATTCCGCATTTATGTTTTAATAGTTCAGAAGCGCAATAACTATTCATAAAAACCATTAAATAAGCTACTAAATCGTTACTATTGTTTATGTTATCAATATACTTATATTTTTGAGATAAATCTTTTATTAAATCATATAATTTTAAATAGTCACGATTTATTAACAAATCAGATTCTTCATAAATAAAATTTTTATTCACTTTTACAAAACAATTACCATATTGAATATCAATAATTTCATTATTTTTTACAAACAAATCCATATAGAATGCAATTCTAGTAACTTTAGATTGTAATGAACAAAGTCCTTCGGATAAAATAGTTGGTAACATAGGTTTTTTTTTATTAGGTAAGTAAATACTAGATACACGATTTGAAAATGATTCCCATAAATGAAGTATATCTATCCAAAGAACCACATTAGATATGTATATTGACACTTGTTGCACATCATTTTCTAACATACGAATACTAAATCCATCATCATAATCACTTGTATTTGCAGGATCAATTGTAAAAATAAACCAATTATCATTTTCATTTTTATTATTATTATTCGTTCGGTTTTCAATACTAGGATAATTAATTTTCATATTTTCAATAAATACATCATGACTATTCCTTTCTAATGCTTTGGAACATGCTTTTTGAAATTTTTGTAAAGAGATATTTAGATACTTGCAATAAAGTTGATATTCATAAAAATGATCTAATATATCAACCGGACCAATTACTTGTTGAATAATTCCACGTGGATGTTTTTCACACCAATCAGAAAAAGAAAAAGTAATGTATAAATTCGTAAATACCTTTGAAAAACCTACATTTTTTATTTCATATGGAATTAAAAAAGACGGAAGTGTTGGATTATTTGTAATACATTTATATAATAGTCGTCCTTTTGAGTTACGCCCATAGGTTTTATTCCCATGGATTATAAAGACACCAGCAATGTATTCACTACTTCTAATAGGTGATTGCAAAATTTTCACATTCTTTTTTTCGTCTATATAAAAAGTATCATCGGAAAATAATTTATAATCTATTGGATTATTCATTTCTAAATCATATTTTTCTAAATTTGTACTATTTGTACTATTTGTACTATTTATATTATGTATTTCCCATGTTGAATAATTTCTATCATTTATTTTTACTTGATAAACATTCATTGTTGTAATAATTATAAATTAATGTTTAACTATATATTAAACATTAATTATCTTTAATTTATCTTTTTATATATTTATACATTTTCAAATATCAATTTATCTACCAGTCCATACTTTTATTAAAGGTAAATGTCTGCAATAATCGATTTCATGAAATCTAATGTTTACATCACAATAATCATGTATAATTCCAAGTAATGTTGATTTTTTATATTCTTTTTGTAATAAACAAGCAAGTACTCTCTCAAAAGAACAGCGGTTATCTCTACATAATACACAATCCAATAATTTACTAATATTATATTTACTATTGATAAATTGTAAAAATTCAAAGGAAATAATAGTCATTCCACCAAAACAACCATCCCATAATGACTTATTTTCATAAAATTCTAGTAATTCTTTATCATTAAACAAATTTATCATTTTTGTTTCATCTTCTATTTGATCCCAACTATGATCATTAAAACCCCATATCATTTTATACTTGTCAATCGTAAAATCTATGTAACTATTAATAAAAACTGAATCATGAAGTATTACAGCATTATCAAATAATTTATTTTGCAAATAATAATAATATGGTAATAATTCACCTCTTTTAGGGTATTCACTATTTATTATATATGTTTTATATAATTTTTCATTTGTTATATATTTATATTCACTATTATCATCTATAATAACTATAAAATTTTCCGGATAATATTTTCTTATACACTCATAACAATATATCCAATACTTATTTGTCAACTCATTATTAACATGTCTTAATATAATAAAACCTAGTGTTTCCATATACATATAAAAATTTTATTTTTCTAAATATTTACTTAATTAAATATTTATCATCCAATAAAATAATTTATAAATTTGCCACAGATATTCATGCTATAGGCTAATAAATTATATTTTTCCTGTTGTGGTTACATTACCTCCTCATCCTCCTCTTCTATTGCGTCTTTTACTATGTCTTTTACTAGTTTTACTACGTTTACTACTCTTTTTAGTTTTGTGTGACTTTGTACGTTTTTTGGAAGATAAAAATGAAAAAAGTTTAAATGATTTCATTATACATTAATACAAGTATTATTTTTATAAAGTTGGTTGGTTATTTTCTAAAATAACTTCATTATTAGTATTAAATAATACTTCTGGAGTTACATCCATATTAGTCTCATTTTTTTTTCCAGTTGGTAAACTAGTGATAGATGTTGTACTATTATCTCTATTTATAATTTCATCTTCTTGAATTATTTCATTACTATCATGATAGTCATTTTGGTTTTGATTAGTGTCATCAGATATATTCTTATTAACTTTTTTAACAACATTTCTTTTTACATTTTGAATTTGTAAAGCATGAAGAGCAATATATGGAATAATTGCTAAGTTATTCATATAAGTACGATATCTAAAACAAGATATACTACAATTATTTTTTAATTTAATACTATACCACCAAAAGGCAGGCAAGAATAATGTTTTTCCTGGTGATAATGTAAATTCCAAACATTTAATTTTATCAAAATCTGCAGAATATTTTACTTGTGGCATCCAAGGATTCACAGGAGACCTAAATTCAAAATTTTCATAATCATAATTCGGATATAAATACTTAACACTATGTGGTGGTGCCATTTTAATAACAGCACTTCCCTGTGTTAATAAAAAATAATTACGATAATTAATTTCATATCTAAATGGAGTACATGTATTTTCACTTCCCATAATAATATCATAATTACAATTTGAAACCATATATGGTCGTAAAAATCCATCATTATATTTTAAATTTTTGATAATTCCTGTTTCTTCTAAAAATTCTGTGTTATTTTCAGAAAAATATGTTGAATTATGATCTTCATTAAATAACTTAACAGATGCGTATAAAGCTAAAGGAATAAACATTTCAGAATTATTATCATTGTCATTTATATTTCTAATTTTAATCTCAAATGCATGATAATGTTCGGAAATATAATTTTTATTAGATGTTTCCATAATTTTTTGATTATCAAAATCAAATAAAACAGGTTGTCTAATATCACATATTTCTTCTAATTTATCTTTTGATGGGTCATCAATTTCATACATCTCCAAATCTTCTGTTTTTTTTAAATGAAACTGAATATGTAAATATATGAATAATACTAAACAAAAAATAAAGAATCCTATTATTATTTTCATAAATAATCTTACATAAAAATAATACTAATTTTTATAAATAATAACGAAGAAAACGAATGTATTAAAAATATTCTTAGTATTAAATTTTAATACTTTATTCTAATACTTCTGATACTTCTGATTCTTGATAATCTTGATAATCTTGGTTAATTTCTTCTAATACTTGAGATTCTTGATATTTTTCTTCTTGTGATAAATATTTATTTTCAATTTCAACAATTGCATTTTCATAATTAATAAATTTTTCATTAATACTTTTTTCAAATAAGTCAAGCTTATTTGATAATGTTTCTAAGATATTTTTTATATTATCAGATTCATTTTCGTAACGCATAAATTTTTCATTGGTATTTTTTTCATGTAACATAATTTTATTTAATAATGTTTCTAAGATATTTTTTATACTATCCGATTCCTTTTCTGATATGACATCACTTTTTTCTTCCGATGAATCTTTATTTTCATAACGCATAAATTTTTCATTGGTATTTTTTTCATGTAACATAAGTTTATTTACTAATGTTTCTAAGATAATTTTTATATTATCGGAATCTTTTTGTAATTTTATTATTAAATCATTTTTTTCTTGTGAGGAATTTTTATTTTCAATTTCAATGAGTGCATTTTCATAATCAATAAATTTTTCACTTATATTTTTTTCATGTAATTCAAATTTATTTGTTAATGGTTCTAAGATATTTTTTATATTATCGGATTCACTTAGTAATTTTACTATTAGATCATTTATTTCTTCTGATGAATCTTTATTTTCAATTTCAAAGAGTGCATTTTCATAGTCAATGAAATTTTCATTGGTATTTTTTTCATGTAATTCGTGTTTATTTGATAATGTTTCTAGGATATTTTTTATATTATCGGATTCATTTTGTAATTTTACTATTACATCATTTTTTTCTTGTGATGATTCTTTTTTTTCAAGTGAATCTAATCTACTAATAATATTATTTAATACACTATTATCCATTAATTTTGTATTTTCTGGTAAAGTTCCCATTTTTTGTCCATTTTCCCCTTCTTGTTCTTGTAAATAAATCATAAATTGTTCAACACGTCCTAATCGTAATGTAACCAATCCAATTGCATCTGAAACGGATAATTTTGAAAAAGGTAATCCATTTGGAGTTTTTTGCTGTGTAAAATTAGCTTGTTGATTTTGTTGCTTACCACTAACACGTATGTTATTGCCTGGGTATGGTTGACTACTGAAAGCAGATTGAGATGATATAGATGTCACAGGTCTCGATGGTTGTTGGGATACAATTTTTGGAGTTGGGTCTCCAGATCGTCTGTTTCTAGCAGCAGCAATTGAACGTGAACTACTCATTTATTAATATATTATTACACACAATTTGTTTCTAAATTAATTACGCATTTCATAATTATTATAAATACATTTAGGCTAAATATAAATATTGTATTTAGAATACTTTAATTATAAAATTTACAAAAATATATTATTTATGTATTTAATTTCTTTTTATAAATCATATGGATAGTTCAGATGATTCAAAAAAAAGTTTTTTCAAACATGTATTTAATTTTGATAATGATACAAAATCAGAACTATTAAACATCGTACAATACGCATTAATGTCTATTATTCCAGTTGTTTTAGTAAATAAAGGAATTGCAAACTATGTTCCTGAAGCTGACGATAATAAAAACACTTTAGAATTAATAGCAGAAATAATTATTCAAATCGTTGTCATGTTCTTAGGTTTGTTTATGATTGATAGAATCATTACTTATTTCCCTACTTATAGTGGTGAAAAATATCCAGATCATAGTATTGTATTTATGATTTTATCAACATTAATGATCGTTTTAAGTTTACAAACAAAAATAGGAGAGAAAGTTAGTATAATCTCTGAACGTGCTTATGAGTTATGGGAAGGTAAAACGACATCTAATAATAACAATAAAAACCAAAAAAAAAATACAAATCAAAATAATGTAAAAGTATCTCAACCAATTTCTACACGTGGTTCTACTAATAGTAATAATAGTAATAATAATAGTAATAATGCGGCTATGCAGCAGTCACTCTATACAGATGGAACTTCTATTAATACATTACCAACAAATGATATGAATCAAAATATGTTGGCACCTCAACAATTGCCAAATTACAACAATATGTATGAAAAAAATGATACACCACTTGTCAATGCTGCTACGCCAGGAGAAGTTCATGAAGGATTTATGGAACCCATGGCGGCAAATTCTGTATTAGGTGGTAGTTTTGGTAGTTCATGGTAATCAACCTTTTTCAACAAAGTAAAGGAAAGGTTGAGCCAAAATTGGATCATTAAAAAAAGGTTAATAAAAAGCAGAAATAAAAGAAACAAAATAAATATATAAATATAAAAGTTACTTATATTTATATAATAGAGGTAATAAATGGATACAGATAAATTATTAAAGGCATTAGAAAACGAATCCAATGAATTATTATTAAATTTAACAACCAAGAAAATAGTAGAAACGAATTTAAATATATTAAACGAACTAAAACTTTCAAGAAAAGATACGTTAGAAATATTAAATAAATTGAAAAATTACAAATATGTAGATGAAATGAATGAATTAAAATATGGAACCTATTTGAGATGGATTCCGATTGACGAACCAGAAGAAATATATTTAACTAAAGGAGCAGTTTTTTGTGAGATGAAAATCACAGATAATGGAGTATTTATGGTTTGTAAAAATCTAGGATTTAGTACAAGACATTTTCAAATATCCATGGATAAAAATTTAATATTTCAAAAATTGACACAACAAGAGTTGGTTTTATTATCTGCTTTGGATCATTTGTCTAAATAATTTGCTATTTTTATTTTCTATTTTTCATTGTTTTTCCTTTTTTACATGTTTTACAATCCGAAAACAATCCAGGAATAAATTTTCCCATTTGAATAAGACTAATATGAGATTTATGTATTGGTTTTTTACTAGTAGCTAATTTTCGTCCTTTATTATATTTAGTAACACTTTTATAACCTTTTCCATTTTTGATAGATACTTTACGAACCATTTTTTTCCCTCCCATTTGCGTTTTAACTTCTGTATTTTCATAATTGAAATTATTTGTTTCCATTTATACTATATGTAAATAAAAAATCTTAAATAAAATAAAAATAAAAATAAAAATAAAATAAAAATAAAATAAAAATAAAAAGAATAAATATATGTCATCATACACATTTATTCATCTATTTCACATAATATTTGTTGGAGGATTATTTTTGTATGTGGGAATACGTAGAACGGAGATAGCTAAATGGATGTATCCTTTTTTACTTGGTTTAGGAATCATAGTGACTTTGTATCATACTTTTAAAGTTTATAGTAATATAAAAAATAAAAAACCATATTGGTTTAATTTAATTCATATTTTTCTTGTAGGACCTCTTTTAGTGTATATTGGTTACAATGAAGAAAAAACCAAAAGACTATATTTTGAATTACTCTTGCTACTAGCTTTTTCTACCATTGGTTATCATGGATACTATTTGATAGATGAAAATTTATAATTTTATTAACAAGAGTTGTTGCTTTGAATCCATTTTTTTGTTAGTACTAATTTCACACTTTCTAATGCCCCTTCGGTCCATCCTTGATTATTACTAACTACTTCACCAACGACCAGTACGCATTTTTCTGGATGTTGTGCTTTTTCTATAAAATCTTCACGACTATTGTATAAACTTTTATTTAATGGCTTGTAATAATGAGTTCCGATAGGCCAATAGTAATCTTTAATTGCAATGAGATCTAGTGTATTCGTCGGAATTCCAAGTGTTTTTTCTAATAATTCACAATATAAATTCCGATTTTCTTCTGTATTTTCAAGATGATTTTTTAAGACAATTGCGTTCTCGTTATCATTGTAAGCGATCATATAAACACCTTTATCTGAGTCTACAGGAATAATCTTTTGTAAAGGTCCAGGAACAATTGTGAGTCCATTCACATATTTCTTCATAATAGGAATAGATTTTTTAGAAAATTTACCATACAATCGTAAGAAAGTTTGTCCTTCAATATCTTGATAAATCGGATATTCAGGCAACAACTTACGGATAGAACTAATTGTTGTAGCTATTATTATTTTATTACAATAATATTTAAGATTATTTTCGGTATGAATTTCAAATTGATACTCTTGATGAGAAGATTGTGAGTTTTTATTTTTAGAAAATGAAACTACGTCACTTGAAAATTTAAAATGATGGTATCCAATTTCATCTGCGATACGAAGTACCATTTCCTTCCATTCTACATGAAATGCTTTATATTTAAATTCATTATCTTCCATTCCATAATTATAAAGAGTATCATATACATCTTCATTTTCATAATCCGTATAACCTGTGGTAATTAAAAATTGTAGGTACTTTTTCTCTCCTAGTATTTTTTTAGCAAATTGTTTAAAAGTAGGATTCATATTATTTTTTTCATTTTTTTCACCCTGTTTGTTTGTTTTATTAAATTCTTTTTTAAGAAAATTCATTGTTTCGTCAATATTTGAAACATGATGAATCGTACTTGAATAACTTGGTTCTAAAGTGAATTCATTAGTTGGAATATTAAGTTCTTTAAGTAGTTTATATAATAATTTATCTTTTTTTCGTCGTCCGATACCTGCACCAGTAACTATTTCCGTTCCATAAAACATTTCATTGCTTGCTCTGCCACCAATCCATTGTTTTTTATGTTTTTCTAAAATTAGAAAAGATGTATCTGGAGACATTTTTTTAATATTATATGCACTATATAAACCAGCCATTCCACTCCCAATAATAATAATATCATAAATTGATTTACTCATAATTATATGATTTATTTTTTTATATAAAGATGTATTTTATATAAAAAATCTTTTTGTTATTTTTTTTATTTTCTTTCTTTCCTAGTTTTATTATTTTTGTTACGTTTATTTCGTGATTTGCTAAATGTAACATGTTGTTTTTTTTTACAAGAAAATGATCCTCTTTTGAATCCTTTATTATTAAAAATAGTTTTCGTACATATTCCAATAGAACGTGCTTCGTTAACAGGATCTAATTTTTTAATACATCTACATAATTTTTCAGATAATATTTTTTCTGCTTGTTCTTTCATTTGCGTTTCAGTTTTCGGAATAGGATTTTTGTAAAATTGCAGTATTTTTATATAGTCATTTTTATTCATGTTTTCTACTACATTAGGAAAACAAAAGAAAAAGAAGAAGAAAAGAAAAATTAAGAAAATAAAATATAATAAAAAATAAAAAACTAAATCACTCTAGTAATAATAGTAACAACAATAATAATATATGTAAAAACAAAAACCTAAACAATATATTAGTACATGAAAATTGTGATTTTTGACTTAGATGAGACGTTAGGTTATTTTACACAATTTGGAATTTTTTGGGATTGTTTAAACAAATATTTATATAATAATAATAATTTATTAAACCAAACCTTTTTTAATAGCATTTTAAACTTATATCCTGAATTCATAAGACCTAATATATTAAATATATTAAAATATTTAGTACATCAAAAAAAAACATTAATTTGTGAAAAAGTAATGGTATATACAAATAATCAAGGACCAAAAGAATGGGTAAATAATATTACAAAATACTTTGAAAATGAAATTAATTATCCACTCTTTGATCAAGTTATTTCAGCATTTAAACAAAATGGAAAAATAATAGAAATATGTAGAACAACTAGTAGTAAAACTCATAAAGATTTAATAAAATGTACAAAAATCCCAAAAAATACAGAAATATGTTTTATAGATGATAATTTTTATCCAGAAATGACAAATGATAATATATATTACATAATTATAAAACCTTATTACTATGATTTACAAATTGAAACTATGATTGAAAGATTAATCAATAGTAAAATATTAAATGATTTTATTATTGACATTAATGAATTTCAAGATAATATGATAACAAATTATAAAAAATATAATTATATGTTTATTTTTAAAACAAACGAAGAATATGAAATAGATAAAATATTAGGAAGACAAATAATGACACATTTAGAATTTTTTTTTAGTAAACCAGATAACTCCGATAAAAAAAATGAAAGAAAAATAAATAAAACAAAAAAAAATAAAATAAGTAAAAATAAAACCAAAAAAAATTACTACTTTAATAGTTAGATTTGTTCAAAAATATGTTTTAACATATTCAACAACTCTATCTTTTAACTCAATCATATATTTATTAATAATGGTTGTACTTAAAACTAGCAATCCTGCATTAAATGCGATTTTTCTATCAAGATTTGTAAATACTGATTTAGTAGCACGTAAAGGATTGAATGGTGAATCACGTATAGGATTAAATCTCCATATTAAAAACAAACAAACATAAATTCTAGTAAAATTATTTAATGTTTCTAAATATTCAGGAGCATAACTGGAAATTCCTAAAACAGAAATAAATGTTAAAAAATAAGTTAATTTAATAATTGTATTAAAAAAATTATATTGCATTTCAAAATGATGGTCATTCTTCATATATTAAACGTATAAAATATTTTATTATTTTCATTATTACTATCATCATCATCACTATCATAATTATAGACATCAAGAGTTCTTGCACTAGGATCAGTAGCATTATTATATTTAGGCATCCAATAATAGGGAAGTATCTTTTCACAATTTGGAAAATAATCAAGAAAAATTTGTTTATAATAATATTTTTCACATTCAATATTTGATGAATACATTAAAATAGATTCATCTATATCATCTACGTTATAAAGAGTTTCCATACTATGTATATTTAACTGAAATGAAATATGTTCTTGAAGAATTTGATACAAGGAACGTCCTTTACAAGTTACTCCATCACTAAATTCCTCTTTTTTCCTCCATAAAACTTCATCTGGTAATAATTGGTTTCCTTCAAAATTTTTAAAATTTTCTTTTGAAAAACTATTTCTCAAAATATATTTTTCAATATTTTTTCCATTATTATGATTTCTTAAATAAGGAGAAATAGACAAATAATTATTCACAAATGATTTATCTAAAAAAGGAGTACCAGGTTCTAATCCATGAAATGAAATAGATTTATCTGAACGTAAAACATCAAATAAATGTATATCTTTCAACAATCTTCGTGTTTCTTTATCAAATTCAATATCATCTGGACACTTGTTCATGTATAAATAGCCTCCACAAACCTCATCAGAACCATCTCCATTAAGTATAACTTTTGCATTACTATGTTTAGATATATATTTTCCTAGTAAATAGTTACCAATACTTGCTCTAACTGTTGTAACATCATAAGATTCAATTGCATAAATAACTTCAGGAATAGCTTCAAACATTTCTTTTTCAGTAACAATAATTTCAGTATGTTTTGTTTGTAAATAATCTGCAACGAAACTCGCATATTTCAAATCTTCAGAGCCTTTTAGTCCAATACTATATGTTTCTAGTTTATAAGGATAATCATTCATTTTATAAAAATGATTCGTAAGCGCAGCCACTAAACTACTATCTAATCCACCAGATAATAGGCAAGCAATTGGTCTTTCAGTAGTGTTAAATCTTTTGATAACAGCTTCATTTAAATAATAAGAAACAGATTTGTATATTTCATTGATAGAATCTATTTGATAAAACGAAGGACTAGAATAAGGAAAGGTTGGAACAAAATAAGGAATATTTTCTTTTATTGCTTGCCACTCGCTGTAAACTAAATTAGATAAATTAAATACAGAATAGGTTCCAGGAGAAAATTGTTTTATCTTAAATTTACTAATATTTGTATTACAAATGTCTACTAAACACTTCATTTCAGAAGCAAAGCCAAATATTTTTCCATAACTAGCATTATTATTTAAATTGGTGTTATAATTTTTTAAATAATAAAGAGGTCTTACACCATATGGATCTCTCGCAACATATAATTTATTGTTTAAATCATTTGTAATTCTATTATCTAAGAGTATAAAAGAAAATTCACCATCAAGCATGGTAAGAGTTTGTTCTATTCCATATTTAATATATAGATGAATAATAATTTCACAATCAGAATCTGTATTTGGTTCTTCATTTATATATTCATATAAATACTTGTAGTTATAAATTTTACCATTGCAAATTAAAATAACATCATCAAAAATTATTGGTTGATTGGATTCATCATTTAATCCATTAATTGATAAACGATGAAATCCAAATACTAATTTTAAATAATTATTTAACGTAGAAAATTCTGGTCCACGATTTTTTCCTTTGATAAAAGAACTATTGACAAGATCTGTGGAAATAGTATAATCATTATTAAGAATAGAAAAAATTCCACACATTATAAATGTTCTTATTATTAATATTATGAATATTTCTTTATATGAATTTTAGAAACTATATAGAATGATACAAGTTACAATATGTATAAAAAAATAAATGTATAAAAAAGATAAATATATAAAATATATTGTAATTATATATTAAAATGAATAATGTATGTGTTTCAAAACTTCAAGAAGAAGAAAACAGAAAATTATATAGTAGAAATATTCCTTCTCAACCACTTCAACCATATTTAAATGTTAGACCTGTAATGACAAAATATTCTTATTTACCAATTGTGGATCCTAGAAGAGAAATAAATGTAAAATTGCAACAAATGCCTACATATAACACGAATAATGTGTTTAACCCTGGAACAAATCAAGCACCATGGTCAGGATTTGCATCCAGTATAAATGTAGAATCAGATTTAAGAAATCAAATATATGCTTTACAGAAATGCAGTCAATCTGTTTATGTACCAAAAAGTAATAGTGACTTATATAATTTTAGTTTTACAGCAGAAAACGCAAAGGTAGAACAAACACATCCTCTATTATTTGAAACAAATAACTTTGAAAGTTTTAATCCAAATCCTGACACCAAAGTAGTAGGAAGTAGTATGTTTATGAATCCTACAAGAGTTCAAATAAAAGACATGACAAAACAAGATTGTTGAATAGATTAATCATCGTAATAATAAAATATATATTACATAAAATTATAATATATATGTCAGAAGCATTTGTTAATCAAGTAACTTTAGATTGTTTATTAAATAAAAGTCAATATAGTAAATTTTTAATGAATAAAACTGAAAAAATAAGTAATAAAAAAGATAAAAAATTCTATAGAAAACGTATTTTTAGTCTAACAAGAGAACTATTAATATTAAAAGAAAAACCCGAAAATTTGTTACCTGATGTTGAATATGCCTTTAATAATTACGTGAATTCATGTGTCCATTATTTTAAAGCTATCGATAGCAATGATATTTTACAAACAGAATATACTTCATTTAATGAATTATCAACATTAGACGGATTAATACTTGGTTTAGAAGATGATGATACTACTTCTAAAGAAGAAGCGGATAAACTTATGATGCGTTCTATAAATATTATTTCAAACTCTTCTTTAGATCATTTTATTACAAGAAAAATTACCAAAAAACCAGAAGAAATTATTTTACCTAAACAAAAAGATATAAATTTATCAGATCCTATTTTAAAGAACAAAGGAGTTATTATTTCTGATAAAAAGAAAAATATCAATAATAAATATGGTGAAACAAATAACACAGAAAAGAAAATTAATGAAGACAAAAAAGAAAAATATAAAAATGAATGTAACCAAAAAACAGAACAAATTTAAACATTTACAAAAGGTGAAATGTAGTCCAAAAATTAAAAACGAATTAAATAATTTTACATGTTATACTGATAAATCTTTATACAGATTAAGAGATTTATGGAATGCAAGACATCCAGATGCTAAAATAAATACAAACAATACAAAAGAAATACATGAGAAGCTAACAGGATATTTAAGTAATGTATGTAATAAAGAATCTTGTTGGTTGAAACAGAATAAAGATTTTGGAAATGTGAAAAATGATTTAATTGATTCATTTGCTCCTCAATCACCACCAGAATGGAAAAAAAATCCAAATGAATGGTTATCTAGTGTAGATATTATGAAAGTCATGAAACAATATGAAAAAGCATACAAATGTTTCGATTTTATTGGTCCTTCACCAATTGATTTTGATACTAGAAAATTATATGGTGAATGTGTGTGGGATGAGTTGTGTAATTTTAATTTAGAACAACAAATAAAAAATGGTAAAACAAAAATAGGATTTATTTTTAATACGGATCCTCATGATAAGCCAGGTCAGCATTGGATTTCTATGTTTGTCAATATAAAAAAGAAAAAAATATTTTTCTTTGATAGTACAGGAGATAAAATTCCAAGTCAAGTGATGGTTTTAGTAAATCGTATAAAAGATCAAGGAATAAAGCTAACTCCAAAAATAAACTTTAAATTTGATAGTAATGAGGGAATTGAGCACCAATATGGAAACACAGAATGTGGAATATATTCCATTTATTTTATTGTGAATATGTTAAGAGATAAAACAAGTGAAGAATATTTAAAAACACATATTTTAAAAGATGAATATATGAATCATTTTAGAAAAGTTTATTTCAATGATTCATTATAAAAATATTTTTATATAAATTAAATAAATAAAATTATTTTATACAATTATTCTAAAAATGTCCGGATACATACATGCATACGAGTATGAATCTAATGTAAACCCTGTCTTAAAATCTGTTCCAATTACTACAAAAAATATTGAGGATTGTCACTATGGAATTAATTTTATTGATTTTTCTCAACTATATAATGTAAAATATAAAGCAACTACACCAAATTTATTAGCTAGTTTTATAAAAATAAAACCAAATAGCCACTATCTTTTTCTAACTCAAGGATATACAAATGCATCCTCTCATTTATTTTATGTTATGAAAGGAAAATGTAATATAATAAATAGTGAAGAAAAAGATGATAATGATTCTTTTTATCTAGATAAAGGTGATTTATTTATTTCACCATCTTTTATAGCAATCACAATCATGAATACCGCACAATCCGATTTATACATTTATTATATTAATGATAGCCCATTGTTAAATTATTTAGGAGCTATTAGTAGTAAAAAAATATTTAAAGCATCTGTTTATACAGAAGAATTTTTACTAATTAATTTAGAAGAAAAATCGAATCCAAAAAATAATCGAAAAGGAATATTATTGAGTAATGATGATACAGAAAAAATAGGTATAAATACGCTGACACCTGTGTTGTGGTCATTGTATAATGAATTACCTCCTAATACATATCAAAAACCTCATAAACATAATTCTGTAGCTCTTGACTTATGTATTATTTGTTCAGATACAGAAAATATCTA